CCCCCCTTATATTTGAAAAGGCCCCCCATAGGAGTCCCAGATAAATGTAACAATACCCCCCACCCCTAAAAGTTCTTAGCCCCCGTCTTGCTTGCACTTTGTTATAAAAGCTAATACACTCCGCAAATCCAGTACTCACTAGGTACTTGCGCGAATGCCAAATGTTAAAATTGTTCCTACCAAGGACAAACCAGTCCCCTATGATTTGGGGAATGAAAAACCTGCGACCGTGCTAGAAAAGATGGCCGTTGCAGCAAACACTGTAGAACTCCAAGAGGCACTAGGTTCAGTCCTAGACCTGCCCAAAGCTGACCTAGATCGAGAGAAGAACCTTATCGATGACGCGGTCAAGCGTAAGAAGACCCAGAATCTATCCCAACCCAACACTGCTTTTGCTGCTGCGGCTTTTTTGCGCACCTATGGTCAACAGCTTGCTATGGATGCAGCCCAAGCCCGCGCCGCCATTACAAATAAGCTTATGGAGCTTGCTAACTGTGGAGACGCTCGATACGAGCTTAAGGCCCTAGAACTCTTAGGCAAACACAGCGACATAGGCATATTCACGGACCGTAGTGAAATTACGATAAACTATAAAGACCCTGCGGACCTTGAAAATGAAATCAAAGAACGTGTTAAGCGGTTACTGAATGCGAGTCTAGTAGAAACTGTGCCGTTAGATCGGTCTTTAGATGAAGAGTTGGGTGTGTTTGAGGCAGAACCTAGTATGGCTGAAGAATTGGAAGACTTACTAGATGCTGGGGATGAGCTTGATCAACCCACTTGATAACATATCCCTTAAGGATATACCGCAGATACTTCCGTTATTATCCGTGCCCGAGCAAGAGCAGCTGTTAGCTCAGCTGGGTCACTTAGAAAAGCTAAAACACAAAACTTTAGTACAGGACAAGTTCATTGAATTCGTTAAGTACGTATGGCCGACGTTTATCAGTGGTAGGCACCATGCAATTATGGCTGAGGCGTTTGAGCGTGTCGCTCGTGGGGATTGTAAGCGCCTCATTATTAATATGCCTCCTCGCCACACTAAGTCTGAGTTTGCTAGTTATCTACTGCCTGCATGGTTTTTGGGGAAGTTCCCCCATAAGAAGATTATTCAGACGTCACACACAGCAGAGTTAGCGGTAGGTTTCGGTCGTAAAGTACGTAACCTTGTAGACCAAGAGAACTATGGCGAGGTTTTCCCTGACTTAAACTTACAGAGTGACTCTAAAGCAGCGGGAAGATGGAACACCAGTAGGGGTGGAGACTACTTTGCTATCGGTATTGGCGGTGCGGTTACTGGTAAAGGTGCGGATTTGCTCATTATTGACGACCCGCACTCGGAACAAGAGGCTGCTATGGCCGACACCAACCCCGAGATATATGACAAGACTTACGAGTGGTACACATCAGGCCCACGTCAGCGTCTACAACCGGGTGGAGCTATTGTTGTTGTCATGACGCGGTGGTCATTACGTGATCTGACCGCCCAAGTACTAAAATCTGCCGCCCAAAGGGGTGGAGAAGAGTGGGAAGTTATTGAATTTCCTGCCATTATGCCGAGTGGTAACCCACTATGGCCTGAATTTTGGCCCCCCGAAGAGCTTGCGGCGCTAAAAGAAGAACTGCCCAACTCTAAATGGATGGCGCAGTACCAACAACAGCCCACATCTGAAGCCTCGGCTATAGTTAAGCGGGAATGGTGGAATACGTGGGAAGAAGATGACCCACCTGACTGTGAATTTATTCTCCAGTCGTGGGATACAGCGTTTGAAGCCAATAATAGGGCTGACTATTCGGCATGTACTACGTGGGGAGTGTTTTTTAACGAGGAAAAAAACGCATATAACTTGGTATTGTTAAATGCGTACAAAGATAGACTGGAATTTCCAGAGTTAAAGCGTATCGTTATGGAACAGTACGACGAGTTTGCGCCTGATTCGTTAATTGTGGAGAAAAAAGCCTCGGGAGCGCCGCTTATTTACGAGCTGCGTGCTATGGGCGTCCCAGTGCAGGATTATACCCCTGTGCGAGGTACGTCTAACAACCCGAATAACAAGATGGCCCGGTTAAACTCAATTTCTGACATATTTGCTTCTGGTATAGTGTGGGCACCAGAAACCCGTTGGGCAGAAGAGGTTATTGACGAAGTTGCTAGCTTCCCCGCAGGGGAACATGATGACTATGTGGATGCTACTATTATGGCGCTACTGCGGTTTAGGCAGGGCGGGTTCTTACGCTTACCTTCTGATGAAAAAGAAGAAGATTCAATGTATAGAAAACGCCAAAGCGGATATTACTAAAGGATACTAAGATGGCAATTGAAAAAGGTTTATATGAGATGCCCGAAGGCATCGAAGACATGGGCGAAGCCGACGCCATAATAGCTATAGATGGCATGTCTGACGAGGGAGTTGAAGTAGTGCTGGAAGACGGCAGTGTAGAGATTACCTTTGGCGAAGAGATAGAAGAAATTGATGCTGCTCCGTTTGATGCAAACTTAGCTGACTACTTAGAAGACGGACAGCTTCAAGAAATATCAAGCGATCTGCTCGATGCTGTAGAAGGTGACAAGGCAGCCCGACGTGACTGGGCTGATAGCTATGTTGCCGGTCTTGATGTGCTGGGCATGAAGTACGAAGAGCGAACCGAGCCTTGGGAAAACTCTTGTGGGGTATACAGTAATGTCCTAGCGGAAGCAGCTATCCGGTTCCAAGCCGAGGCTATGAGTGAGACGTTCCCTGCCGTCGGGCCGGTAAGAACTAAGATTCTTGGAGAAATTACTCAAGACAAGGAAGACGCTGCCTTACGTGTTAAGACAGATATGAATTACGAGCTTACTGAAGTTATGGTAGAATACCGCCCAGAACATGAGCGGTTACTGTATTCACTCGGTTTAGCCGGTTCAGCGTTCAAAAAAGTGTATTTTGACCCTAGTTTGGGTCGTCAGATTGCCTTATATATCCCTGCGGAAGACGTAATTGTACCCTTCGGTGCCTCTAATATTGAGTCCGCAGAGCGCGTTACGCACGCCATGCGCAAGACAAAGAACGAAATGGTCAAGCTACAGGCTGCTGGGTTCTATCGAGACGTGGAGCTTGGCGACCCTATGTCGTTTTTCTCTGATGTTGAGGAGGCTAAGGCTGAGCAGTCAGGCGTTTCGTTAACTTCAGATGATCGCTATACTATATTTGAAGTCCATGCTGACCTGAATATTGACGGTGTAGATGGAGCAGACAATGAAGAGTCATTACAAGTCGCAAAGCCTTATGTGGTAACGCTTGAGAAGGGTACGGGTGAGGTACTAGCTATCCGCCGTAACTGGAACCCTGACGATTCTTTGACGCTCAAGCGTCAACATTTTGTCCATTATGCTTATGTACCCGGATTTGGATTTTATGGACTTGGACTTATTCACATTATTGGGGGCTACGCTCGCGCTGGCACTAGCATCATCCGTCAGCTCGTGGACGCTGGAACCCTATCCAATCTCCCCGGCGGGCTTAAGTCTCGCGGCCTACGAGTTAAGGGCGACGACACACCCATTGGCCCCGGCGAATTCCGTGATGTAGATGTGCCGTCCGGTTCTATCCGCGACAACATTATGCCGCTCCCTTATAAGGAGCCTAGTCAAACCCTCTTTGCTTTACTTAAGCAGATTACTGAGGAAGGCCGTCGTTTAGGGGCTATATCCGACATGAATATCTCTGACATGAGCGCAAATGCGCCTGTCGGAACTACTCTTGCGCTATTAGAGCGTACTCTTAAGCCTATGGCTGCGGTGCAATCCCGTGTCCATTTCTCAATGAAACAGGAGTTTAAATTACTCCGAAGGATCATTGCTGAGTACGCTCCGGAAGAGTACATATATGTGCCTGACCGTGGTGAACCTCGTGCGCGACGCGCCGATTACGCTATGGTGGAAGTAATTCCTGTCAGTGATCCCAATAGCAGCACGATGGCACAACGAGTTGTGCAATACCAAACCGTGTTGCAGATGGCACAGGCCACCCCACAAATTTATGACCTACCACAGCTGCATCGTCAGATGATCGAAGTACTAGGTATTAAGAATGCTGACAAACTTGTACCCGTTGAGGACGACATGAAACCTACTGATCCGGTGGGTGAAAACATGGGCGCTCTTATAGGTAACCCAATTAAAGCGTTTATGTACCAAGACCACCAAGCGCACATTGCTACCCATCAAGCGTTTATGCAAGACCCAATGATAATGCAAACTATTGGGCAAAACCCTATGGCGAACCAGATTATGGCTGCTCTACAGGCACATATCGCAGAACATACGGCTTTTATGTACCGCCGTCAGATAGAAGAAAAGATAGGCGCACCATTGCCGGGTATGGACGAGGAGTTACCAAGGGAGTTAGAGGTGCAAATCGCACAGCTACAATCGAAAGCGGCTATTCAACTTACGCAAGCGCATCAACAGCAACAGGCTAAGCAGCAAGCAGAGCAACAGGCACAAGACCCGCTTATTCAAATGCAACAACAAGAATTGCAGCTTAAGCAAGGCGAGTTGCAGCGGAAAGCTCAGAAAGATCAAGCGGATACGCAGCTTGATGCCGCAAGACTGCAACTTGATGCAGAGAAAGCCCAAACCACCGCTACTATTGAAGCGAGCCGCATAGCCTCACAGAATGAGCAGGCCCAAGCTAGGAACGATTTGGACGAAGCTAAAGCTATTTTAGACATGGCAAAAGTTAATAGAGGGAGTGAATAATGAAAGGAGTTAACCATTACAAAAGAGACGGGACTTTGTTTAAAGGTAATACACACAAGATGCCTGATGGCTCTTTGCACAGTGGAAAAAACCATAGCAAAGGTAGTGTGAAGTTATTTCATCTAAACGAGCTGTCAGCTACGGCAAAAAAGAGAGCTAAATAAGTGGAGCAAATAATAAAAGACATGCTTCTTGCGGATGGGTTTGAGAAGGCATTTATTGGCGTTGGCGAGCGTTGTGGGCAGCCTGACTTGGCGGTCTACGATAGGGGTAAGTGCTTAGAAATACTACAGGCAGACCAAAACATGAGCTACGAAGAAGCTGAAGAGTTTTTTGAGTTCAACGTACTGGGTTCGTGGGTGGGAGAACAAACTCCCATGTTTGTAGACCGTGAAGGAGTGGATACGTAATGGCTAAAACCGTCTTTGACGTGCTGAACGACAAACTTACAGAGCAGAAACGCTCTAGCGAAGAATTCTTAGTTTCGGGTGGTCCCAAAGACTACGCGGGGTATAAGGAGGTGTGTGGTGTGATTCAAGGTCTAAACATTGCACTTAGAGAAGTAGGCGACCTTTCGCGTAATAATATGGAAGACGAAGATGACTGAAACAATAACCGTTAGTGGGGTCAGCGCTACTGCTGAAACAACACCCACAATGACTGCGTTAGAACGAAAAAGAAACGAGCGTATTGAAGTAGAAACAGTAAAAGAGGCAGAGCTAGAAGCCTCTATACCTAAACCTGTGGGCTACAGGGTGCTTATTGCCTTGCCTAACGTCGAAGATACTTTCGGGGAAAGCGGGCTTGTTAAGGCAGAATCTACCCGTCGAGAGGAATATATCCTATCTACTGTTGGGTCTGTACTTGATATGGGTAAAGAAGCTTACAGTGATAAAGAGCGTTTCCCTACTGGGCCTTGGTGCAAAGTAGGCGACCATGTGATGTTCCGAGCCAACACCGGTACGCGTTTTAAGGTTGGTAATCAGGAATTTCGCTTAATGAATGACGACTCTATTGAAGCCGTCGTAGACGATCCGCGAGCTGTTTCGCGAGCATAAGGAATAGACCATGCCTAGACAAAACGTAGAGTTTGAGTTTCCCGATCCTGATAAAGACGAAGCAACTCAAGAGGTTGAAGTAGATGTTATGGAAGAAGACGCGCCCCTTGAGATAGAAGGTGCTGTGGGTCGAGAAGACATGAAGTCCGCTAAAGATAAAGATGTTATTAAAGCGGGCGAAGTAGAAATTGAAGTGGAGGACGATACTCCAGAAGCCGACCGTGGGCGAAAGGCATCCCCGCCACCAAAAGAAGTGACCGAGGGGGAGTTAAAAGATTATTCCGATGTGGTTAAAAACCGTATTAAGAACTTAAGTAGGGGTATTCACGACGAGCGTAGGGTTAAAGAAAAAGCCCTTCGAGAACGCAACGCGTTAGAAGATTATGCTAAAAACCTCATAGCTGAAAATAACAAGCTAAAAGGTACGGTTGATAAGAACCAAGAAACTTTGCTTGCGCAGGCTAAGCAAACGGTAAAAGGAGAACTAGCCGCAGCAAAAAGACAATATAAGGACGCGTATGAGGCAGGTGACTCAGATGCTATTGTTGATGCTCAAGAGGCTATAGCTACAGCTAAAATACGAGGGGATAAGGTAGCAAGTTTTAAACCTGCGCCTTTACAGAAAGAAGAAACTCCTGTACAAGTACCTCAACAACCTACTGAAACTCAAGAATTTCGTGATAAGCAAGCGGTATCTTGGGCGGAAGAGAATTCTTGGTTTGGTGAACAAACTCCCAACGGGTTAGAAATGACCGCGTTTGCACTGGGGTTAGACGCTAGACTTAAGGAAGAGGGGGTAGACCCCCAATCAGATACTTACTATGAGAAGATTAATTCTCGTATGCGACAAGTATTTCCCGATCAATTTGATGACGGGATAGAGGATGAACCAGAAGAGACAAAGAGAAAATCTAGCAATGTGGTTGCACCCGCTACGCGGAGCACAGCGCCTAACAAAATTAGGCTCACACAATCACAAGTTGCTATCGCAAAAAAACTTGGAGTCCCACTGGAAATATACGCCAAACAGGCTGCTGCATTAATGAGGAAACAATAATGACTCAGAATCGACAAAATAGAGACACGGAAACCCGTGAGCAAACTGTACGTAAGAAGGCGTGGGCGCGGCCAACAGTGCTGCCTGATCCTATTCCTCAAGACGGTTACAAGTTCCACTGGGTTCGCGTAAGTACTATGGGTCAACCTGATTCTACTAACGTTTCTTCAAAATTACGTGAAGGTTGGGAGCCAGTACGTGCAGAAGACCACCCCGAGATATTTAGTGACGCCGTTGATGACGTGCGTTTCAAAGATAATGTCATTGTTGGTGGGTTAATGCTATGTAAGGCCCCAATAGAACTCGTTGCAGAACGTACTGAGTACTACGAAAAATTAACGGAGTCTCAAATGCAATCTGTTGACCAAGGTCTTATGCGCGAAAACGATCCTCGTATGCCCCTATTTAACGATAGGAAGACGAAGGTTACTTTCGGCAAAGGAAATTAACTTTATTTTAGGAGTTTAAAATGGCTTATCCAACAGTCAGTGCTCCCTACGGTTTTCAAGCAATTAACCGCGTAGATGGTACGCCTTATGCAGGTCAAACTCGCCTTATTCCTATAGCGAGCACCTACAATACGGCTATCTTTGCAGGTGATTTGGTTAAAATCGTGGCGGCAGGCACAATCGAGAAGTTCACTGGCACTACTACTGGCTCCCCTTCGGGCGTCTTTGTAGGTGTTCAGTACGTCAATTCAGTGAGCCAGTTTACACCGGCTCAGTACTACCCCGGCACTAGCGTTACAGAAGCTTTTGCTATCGTAGTTGACGACCCACTAGCGGCCTTTAAAGTCGCTGTCACTGCTGCTAACAGCTCCATGTCTTCGGCGGCTCGCGCTGCTGTAGGTTCTAACATGTCTGTTTTGGTAGGTACGGGTGACACCGCTACTGGAAACTCTGGTGCGTCAGTACTAGCAGGGTCTGAAGCTACTACCGCAGGTCTAGTTGTGCGCGTTATTGACACAGTAGATGAAACTAAAACCGCTGCTGATGCTTTTGTAGAGATAGTCGTAAAGATTAATCTGCATCAGTACAACAACACAACTGGCGTATAAGGAGACTAGCAAATGGCTATTTCAAGAGCGCAACTCCTTAAGGAGCTACTACCGGGTCTAAACGCCCTATTTGGTCTCGAATACGAAAAGTATGGCGACGAGGCCGCTGCAATCTTTGAAACCGAGTCTTCTGATCGGTCTTTCGAGGAAGAAACTAAGTTGTCAGGTTTCAGTGCCGCACCTGTTAAAGGTGAAGGTTCTGCAATCGAGTATGACAATGCGCAAGAAGCGTGGACTGCTCGTTACACTCACGAGACAGTTGCAATGGGCTTCTCGCTCACTGAAGAAGCAATCGAAGATAACCTCTACGATTCACTCTCTTCACGTTATACAAAGGCACTAGCCCGCGCTATGGCGTACACTAAGCAAACCAAAGGTGCTGCTATTCTTAACAACGCCTTTGCTGCCGGTACTACGTACGGTGATGGACAGCCACTATGTTCGACTGCTCATCCTCTTGTATCTGGCGGTGTAAACTCAAACACTCCTGCTGTTGCTGCTGACCTTAACGAGGCTTCACTAGAAGCTGCCGTTATTCAGATAGCTGGTTGGACTGATGAGCGCGGTCTGCTTATTGCAGCTAAACCTACTAAGCTTGTTATCCCACCTGCGTTGCAATTCGTTGCTACTCGTTTGTTGGATACCAATCTTCGTGTCGGTACAGCGGATAACGACATCAATGCCATGAACAACAACGGTACAATTCCGGGTGGTTACACAGTTAACAACTACCTGACTGATACCAATGGTTGGTTCTTGATGACGGACATTCCTAACGGCCTGAAGCACTTCGTTCGCTCTGCTATGAGTAATAGCATGGACGCAGACTTCGATACAGGCAATAGTCGCTATAAGGCTCGTGAGAGATACAGCTTCGGCGTATCTGATCCACTGGGCATCTTCGGCTCACCGGGCGCTTAATAAGCAAACGGTATTTAGCTTGGGGGCTTCGGCCCCCTTTCTTTGTTGTTTCAAGTTCCCCTTGAAGCTTGGCCCGTCCTAACCGACGGGCTTTTTTATTTGTGCATTACAGAAATAAGTGTTATATACTGAACGCATCCCGGGAATCATCCGGTGCTTCTGACAGTCCCGGCTGACGACATGCAGACAGAGCACCCCATCACTCGCATGTGAGGAATATCAAAATGGCTAGAACCACATTCTCCGGTCCCGTCCGCTCGTTAGCTGGATTTATCAGCGCGGGTGTTAAAAACCAAGTTACCCTAGTTGCCGGTCAAACTCTGACTGTTGAACCTGTCACTAACAATGTGACAGGCGTAACTGTTGTCGGTAATGCAGGCAAAATGAACATAACAGGCTTTGACCTTGCGGGCGGAGCAAGCACTTTAACTCTCCCCCTTGTTAGAGATGCAACTCCAACCGACGCTACAGACCCCGATCAAAATAATAACTTTGGTGCGGTAATTAAAATCTTTTTAGGCAACACTCTAGCCAATGACCTTGTTATTAGCTGTCAAGGTGACGACAAGCTTACTGGCACAGCTTTAATTATGGGCGCGGCAGGCGCGGTAACTGGATTTACTACTAATGCTAATTTCTCAGACGTGAATGTCACATTAAACGGCACCACAAAAGGTGGAATAGTTGACACTGTTGTCACGTTTACTTCTGTGGCCGAGGACAGATGGTTTGTAGAAATGGTAGGCGTAGGCTCTGGTACAACTGTAACGCCTTTTAGCTAAAGTTTAATTTAATCAAAGACTTAGGAGACTATTATGTCTGATAAAATATTTGGAATACCTGTAGGTGGAGCAGAAGCTCCTGTAAAAGTAGCTAAAGCTCCTGAAAAGAAAGCAGCTAAAGCAGCTAAAGCGGCTTAGCCAATAAACTACTTACTTTTAAGGAGTAATTTATGGCTGATACAATAACGACGCAAATAATCCAAGATGGCAGCAAACAGGCGATCATTAAGGTTACTGCGGTTGTAGGCAATACAGACGTAGTAACTAGCACAATGGTTGATGTTTCTACGTTATCGGTTGATCCGGTTAGCCGTAGAGCTTGTACTGGTGCCGTTCTGGCAAAGCTTACTTATGTCGGTGTTGGTGTAGGGGTCAAACTAGAATGGGATGCGAATGCTAACGTCCTTATCTTTGACCTGCCCGTGAACTGGACAGAGGACTATGATTTCTCTGACTATAGCGGTATACCCAACAACGCTGGGACTGGTAAAACTGGCGACATCGTAGCTACTACGGTATCTCCATCTGCCGGGGATACCTACACCTTTATATTTACTGTGAACAAGCAATATGGCTAAGCAAGTAGATAAGAAAGCGATGGCTTGTAATAAGCCAAGACGAACTCCGTCCCATGCTAAGAAGTCTCATGTAGTTAAGGCTTGTGAGGGTGGGAAGGAGAAAGTTATTCGCTTTGGTGAACAAGGTGCTAGCACTGCTGGTAAACCCAAGTCCGGCGAGTCTGCCAAGATGAAGGCTAAGCGCAAGTCGTTTAAGTCCCGTCACGGTAAGAACATCGCTAAAGGCAAAATGAGCGCAGCCTACTGGGCTGACAAGGTTAAGTGGTAGGAGAATAGATATGCCAAAAGGTGGACAGAAACAGGAAAAAAAGGTAAAGCGGAAAAACAAAAAAACTGCGGCGAAACTTAATGAAGAGCTAAAAGCTAAGCAAGAAAAGTTGGGATTCCGCAACAGCCTCCGTGACAAGTATGGCGCTAAGCTAGACGACCCTACTTTTACCTTAGTTACCCCCAATAAGCAGGACACTATTGGACTTAAGTCAGGCGGTAAAATCCGTGGCTACGGCATGGCTCGTGGCGGTAAAGTTTGCAAGATGCGCTAATGCCGAGCAAAAGCAAAGCACAACATAACTTAATGGCGGCAGTAGCGAATAACCCTAAGTTCGCCAAGAAAGCGGGCATCCCGCAAACGGTAGGAGCAGATTACATGAAGGCAGATAAAAAAGTTATGGAGTACAACATGGGTGGCCCGCTAAAAATGGTAGAGAAGGGCGGTAAGAAAGTCCCATTCTACGCGGCTGACGGCGTAGGCAAGATGAACATGGGCGGTACGGTTATGCCATACAAAGCTGGTGGCTTTATAGGTGACGGAATTGCTATCCGAGGTCGAACTAAAGGCCGAATGGTATGATGAAGTGCCGGGGTATGGGCAAAATGAAGCCCGTAGCGTTTAAGAAGGGCGGTACGGTCAAAGACGACTGTTACCGCAAGGTGAAGGCATCTTATAAAGTCTTCCCTTCTGCGTACGCCTCGGGTGCTATAGCCAAGTGCCGAAAGAAGAAAGCTAGTGGCCGTTCGTAAAACCGAGAAGGGCAAAGCCCTAAAGCGCTGGTTCAAAGAAGACTGGAAAGACGTCAAAACAGGCAAGGCTTGCGGACGTAAAAAAGGAGACAAACGAGGAACGCCATACTGTCGTCCTACGAAACGAGTCTCTAGCAAAACACCTAAGACATCAGGTGAAATGACAGCGGCAGAAAAGAAGTCCCGTGTAGCGCAGAAGAAGCGTTTAGGGCAACCGGCAGGGAAACCTAAGCGTGTAGCACCGCTTAAAAGGAAGAAGA